TCATTATCCGTAAAATTTTTCCACTCGCTGTTTGAGTAATACTTACAACCGATTGCAGTGTGTTCTTTTTGAACCCACGTCGTGTAGAACGGCAGGTTAATTACTATCAATCCTGCACCTACCAGGTCGGCATCTCTGAGGTCTGCGCCCCTGAGGTTGGCATCTCTGAGGTCTGCACCTACCAGGTCGGCATCTCTGAGGTCTGCGCGCTTGAGGTCTGCGCGCTTGAGGTCTGCGCGCTTGAGGTCTGCACCTACCAGGTCGGCATCTCTGAGGTCTGCGCCCCTGAGGTTGGCATCTCTGAGGTCTGCGCCCCTGAGGTTGGCATCTCTGAGGTCTGCACCTACCAGGTCGGCATCTCTGAGGTCTGCTTTTTTCCCCCCATCGTGACTATTCAACCACTCTTCATGTAATTCCAAAATCGCATCTAACTCTTCTCGTGTCATTTCCGATACTCCTAACTCAACTGATGTATTCATGGTATTCCTTTTTTTTTAATATTTTACTTTTAATATCATTTCAATGGTATGGCTTCCATTATTTTCCAATACAACACTGAACCTTTTCAATACTTCTGTTAATGTTTCATATGTAATCTAAACTATCTGGCAGGTTTTCTTCGCACCAATTAATTACGACTTCAGGATACTCATCCCGTTTAAGACCTTCGATAACTTGATGCGTGTCCCAAATATATAAATTATCTAAGTATTCATCAATGTAGACTTCTTCTTCGTCAATAGACAGTCTGGCGTATACTGGGGAACCCCAGAATAGATTATCGACATATTCCGTGCTGTATCCATCTGGAATAATCACCCATTCAGCATCGCCTTGCAAATAGCCTCTAGTTACATAAAAATGATAATTATCAGACAGAAACCCGTCAAAAAGTTCATCTCTATCATACCAATTCAGCTCTACCTCAACCATAGAATTACGGATAATATAGAAATAGTCAGACCATTCCAACTTATCGTGCTCATTGTACCCATAATCGTGCATAATGCTCACATATTCACGATATTCGTATCCATATTTCTGAATAAGTGTAGACTCTTGCCAAAACTGGTTATAAGTCAGCTTTTTGAATGGCTTTTCATCATCGCTTTCTACTAAGTAGAAAGGATAACCAAACGCTTTGATTGATTTGATATTTTCATCAAACCTCATTCTAGCTAAATGCCAATCTAACCGCCCATCGAATTCAATGTCTACGCCAATTTTTGATGTATCAAAGTTATTGATCTTCATGTTTAGCCATCCTTTTCAGTTTTAACAAGTTTACTCATTCATATCCCCTCAAAGTAAGGGGGTATTGATGAATAGACTTTTACCAACTCTTTAGTTTAAGTTTGCAAGCTCAATAATACCGTTTTTGATGGATTTCTTGATTTCAGCAGTATCCATGCCCAAAAAGGCATTACGATACTTTGCAGTTGTTCGACTATAATCCCATTTATCAGAATCTAACTGGATTCTGCCATTTCTATTAACTGCAATGATAGAGTCGTATGATTGAAAATACGATATACCATCATCAAAGATGATGAATTGATTCGCGACCTTATTTCCTTTACTTGATACCATGGGCTTTACTTTCATTTTACACCACCTTTATTTTTGAGTTTCTACGTTTACACGGGTTAAGTCTAGTTTTGACTTGCTTTCCATTCTACACCCAATGGGCTAGATTGTCAAGCGGTTTTTAAAAACTAAATTTAAAAACACTTTTCAAAAACTTGGTTACATTATTTCATAGTTTACCTTTTTTGTCAAGCGGTATTTTTTACACTTTCGCGAATTATTATACCAATTTTCTTTTGCGCCTTACGTCGTTGATAAGTGCCTTTAATGTGACAATTCCAACAAAAAGAAAATAAGACTAGATAGACTAGATAGACTAGAATCAGTAACCAGATTTTAAAGAACTTGTAAACCATTATACAGATTTAAAATTAAAAAGCAAGTTTAATTTTAAATCGTTTTACACAAGCTAAGAAAAAAATGATTTTGCTTGCTTGTTGATGCCTATTATATCAAAATAGGCAAAAAGGTAAATACGCAAAAATGCTAATTTTTGAAAATAATTTTAAAAAGGCAAAAAATCAATAATAAAAATAAACGCGCATACGCGAATAACATAAAATTTTTAGTTTGTCAAGTAAAAAATTAAAATTTAAATGGGGTATTTTTGCTTAGTAAAAAGTGAGTTTATATAGGTAAAATTACTGTATATTTATTCATTAAGGGGGATTTAGTAAGAAAAACCCCCTTATAGTGGGGGTTTTGGGGGTATATCAGGGGGAAGGGGTGGGGGTTATGGATTTTCCCCTTTATTTGATGTTCATTTGCTTTCTGCGCTTCAATGCTTTTCTGCGCTTACGCAAACCTTGTCGGACTGCCGCAGGATTGGCTCGTCTTGCTCTAGCCGCCTTCTTCCCCCTAGCACGTAAAGCACTTCTACTTAACCCGGTGGTTTGTGCGGCTCTAGCCTTACGAATCCTACGTGACTGTGTTCGCTTCACATTCCCTTTAGAATCAACACGTTTAACAATCTGCTCCACGATTTCTTCATATTCTTCATCAGACAATTTCATTTCTTCTTTCATCATCTCATACTCACCTTCATAAGCATCAGCCAAGAAGTCAATGAGATTGTCTTCGTAGTCTTCTCTAAGATTCTCTAGTTCTTGTTCAACCATTTCTAAAAACATAGTATATTCCTTTTTATAAAAACTTGTCAATAGTATTTATTGACTGAATTCAAAAGAATCTAAGATTTTCTTAATATCCTCTAGAGTATCCGCTTCTGTTTTATCAAACCGTGTTCTTACATATCTAGGCAAGAATAAGGACAAGGTGTCGGTATTCTCATTCTTAAGAATATCATTAAATTTTACGGTGATTATTGTTTTGTTTTCGATCAACTCATTAATATTGTTGGTGAGTTCACTTCTAACAGCATCCGTGAATCCTGAAACGGATACCTCAACCAATCCATCAGATGTTTGACAAACCAATGAACCAATCAGCCCTTCGTTCTTACCTTCGCCACCATTAAACCCAACAATCGCCAAATCACACTCAGCTACCACTTTCACCTTTAGTTGATTTTTGCTTGTTCCGTCTTTCCATGCTCCTGCATAGTTCTTAACCACTGTTCCCTCTAAACCAAATGAACGGACTTCTTTAAAATGGTCAACAATGTGTTCCATTCTATGGCAATCAACCGTATCAACAAGTTCTAAGAAGTCACCTACAAGATAACAAATCTTTTCAATCTTAGAGAAGCGTTGCACATATACTATATCACACTTTCCTTTAATGAAATCATCATAAGGAATAATATCCCATGCAACAAATCGAATCTTAGAAACATCAATGTCATCTGAGTTTAAGTAACCATTGCCACTTGCCCGGTTAAGAATCCCTTCAACGGTATCATCAGAATCAACCAAGGCTTCACATTGGATAACTTGGTTATCAGCAAACTCTAAAAGCTTTTCATCTCTTTGTGTGTCATTAAAAGGAAGAATAGAACCCTTGCGTGACATATACGTCACTTTACCATCATTCACAACAATGTCAACATACATTCCATCAAGTTTTACTTGACTGATGCATGGATAAGAAAGCCCCTTAATGGTTTTATCATTAAGAGTGTCACATCTCATATAAGGGTGAACATAGATTAAGTCAGTGAATACTTTATTGATTGTTTTTGCACTGATACCAGCCCGTAAATCACGCTTCACGACACGTTTAATCAATTCTTGTGTCATTGTATCATTAGAAGCTAGAAAGTCGCTTATAAGCTGTTTGGCTTCGTTTCCTGTTACCTTACGCTTTGATAGTCGTTCAAATAGTTCTGTGTAGTGATGGGCATTTTGTGTTGATGACATATCGTATTGAGGATTATAAATCCCTTCTGGTAGGTCTTTTAAGTCCTTGATATAAAAATCAATGGTTGGTGAGTATGTCCATGTAAAGATGGCTTCAAATTCTGGTCTGATTTCTTTATTTAGACGAATGGCTTCAAGTAAAGATTCTTTTTCTTTTCTTGACGATGTATTAGTAATTTCTTCGATATATTCTAAAATATGTTTCATTTAGTTTCTCCCCATTCCGTTATTAATATAGTCAATCAAATCTTCTTTATAATATTCATTATTAGAGTTTAAATAGTTTTCTAAAAAGAAGGCCATGCCTTCCATATCAACATGAAGATTAAGACTTTTAAAATATTGAATAACCTCACCCGCAGTTAATGTTTCAATCAATTTCTTTTCCCCTTTTTCTTTACTTTAGTTAATCCAAACAACTCCTCTGATAATGCTTCTTTCTGTGATTCAATATCCCACCCTAAAGCCTTGAGATAGTTGGTCATAGTTTGTTTAGCATTAGCCCACATTTTATCATAATCTAATGGGATTTCAAGCAACCATTCTGGTAATGTATTAATCTCAGCAGGGAAGCCAATAGCCCCCATTTGGTGATTGACATAGACCAAACAAATTTTATCCCCAGGCATAACTTTTTTATCAGAAGTACCGCAAAGATTATTATATACAACAGCCGCTTTAGACGCATAGTGTACACCTTTCATTTTTCCTGTCAACTCAAAAGTTTCCGTTGCAGACTTAACCTTTTTAGCATTCATTGTTGTTGCAACATCCTTGATGTTAGCAGACTTAAACTCTTGTTCCATTTCCTTTATTCTCTGGATAACATCATCTCTACTTCTACCATCAAGAATAAGGTCAACAAGTTCAACTAGAAACTTCTTTGTCATGGTTGAGGTGTTGGCTTTCTTAATCTCAACACCCATGATTTTCATCTTGAAGGGATTATAACGCTTTCCTTCTTCATCAGCAACCCTTGCGATGTATCGTTTCTTTGTAAGAATCAGAATGGAATCACAAACAACCTCACGAGTTGATTGGATTTCTTTTAGTCGGGCTTTTGGTGTGTTGAACACCATTTCCAAGAACTTCGGATATTCAGAGTTCACATTATCACAAAGAGCATCAGCACCTTCAACCAAGTTGTCAAAATCAAAATTACTTGTGACAACTTCTGGGTACTTTAACCATACCGAATCAGAATCCCCCTGCACTGCCCACTCTAAGACTTCTTGTTGTATTTTTGCAATACCATCACCCCTATCAACAAAAGTCCATATTGTGTTTTGATGTTTTTGATTTTCATCAAAGTCTATATAATTTCCAACATCCATAATATACCCCTGTTTTACGAATAAGACTCGTGAAGGAATCTCATATTTCTGTTAGCCTCGTATGCTTGCTTTTTACTAATAATCTGTGCGCTGATAGTGATTGATGACGCTAGGTTTATATTAAAGAACCTAAAGAACTCATTCCCCGATGCGCCATATACCGCATTAAGTCTTGCAACCTTGATTACTTTTTGGTAGCCATCATAACGCTTTTCAAGAACGTCATCGCCATTCCCCCTAGCAACTTTCATTAAACGCTTATATTCGCTTCTTAGGTCAAACCCTTCAGACACATATTCTGATAATAACCCGGGCTTTCCATTGAATATTGTTCCATGCCCAGATATGGTATATCCGTTCTCCTTAACCATGTCAAAGACTTCAGACGGCTTACACACAACTTCATCGACATACTCACACTTTTCTATGATATGAAGCTTAACATCGCCCAAAGAATCATCTCGTGTTATGACCTTTATATAATCATCATAACTGCCGTCTAGTTGGTATATCATTGTTTCTGGAGAAAGGTTAAGAACCATCATGGTTTTTGGATATAAACTAACCAAGTCCACATCCATAACACTTTTATGAACACCTGAGATGGCATCATAAACCACAGCACCCGGATACGATTCCTTTTCATGGTGTTTTTTATCAGGCATAACAATACCTCGCACACGACAAAACTTGTTAAGATCAGCTTCAATCATCTTAATGCTTCCCGTGACATCATTCAACAATGCACAAGAACTCCTAGCCATGTTTACAGCCAAGTCAATGATTTTTATTTTCTCATCCAACATTTTAAGAAGTCTAACATCATGCAAGGCATACTCATAAAACTTTTGTGGGTTTTCTCGATAAAGGCTTCCTAAGTCATCATCATAGTCTACCTTACTTTCACCAAGTTCAATCTCAACAATGGTATCAAGTTTAAAGTTTGGCTTTTCTCCAGGAACAAACTTCTTATAAAGTTCAAGCATATCGACCTGCTTTCTTCCTACTAGTTGATATTCTGCCTTTTCTTCGCCAAACTCATTTGTAAACTCTCTTACTTGAATGGGGAATCCACCACGACAAAACATCGTCTTGGCTTTCTTCTCACCAAATATCATACAAGCCCTTTTGTAAATATAAGGCATATCGAACCCCGCCGTAAACCAACCAGTAAGGTAATCGACATCATCAATAAGTTCAACAAAGGCTTCTATGATTTCTTTCTCATTCCTACACCATACCATTTCAACTGGGATATTATCAATGTCATCAACAAGATTGACTTGTCCCTTAACTTCAAGCGGTAAGATGATGGCATAAACATTTTCAGTTTTTAAATATAACTGAATGGCATTAATCTCACCAAAAGGATTATCTGGAGTTGGGTATCCTTTTCCTTCTGATAAGTCAAATTCAACTTCAATATCCCAATAAGCTACATTATAAGGAGATTCTATGTCTGCATCAACAAACTCATCAATCATAAACTTTTGGCTAACCTTTACATCGGATTCACAAAGATCATCACGTGTCTTAGCATAGCTTCTCATGTCCCAAGGGTTCTTAAAGAACATCTTAGACATAGGGCTTCCGTAAATGTCCTTGTATTCACTACTCCCTGTATTATCAGGCTGAAAGCAGTAGCAGTAATCCTCAGTTGGTACGGTGTGCTGTGTGATTCCTTTACTGTCTCTAGACCAGTAAACAATATCCTCACCGTTTTCATAAACATCAATATAAAATGGCTTGCTCAACTTATACTCCCCCTTAATAAAAAAATCCCCAATAAAGGGGATTATATCACACTACAATGGCATTGTCTAGTGTTTACGCCTTAGCATTTTTGATTGCTGTATCAATCTGTTCCTTAATTTCTAGAATGCTCTCTAACTTTTGAATGTTATCCGAAACCTTATTGTCAAAGTATTCAGAAACCAGTTTATTAAACTCGGCAGGCTTAATGCCCAGTTCATCCTTGATGCGAGCAGAAACATCCTTTTGAAAAGATTTCTCACCTTCAATGCGGAAGTTTGATTGCACACACTCTTGGATAGCCTTGTCTAGTGCAGTGAATTGTTCAGGGCTTAGGTATAGATGATTATCGCTCATTTTTTCTCCTTTTTGGTTTTCTTAACTTTCTTTGGTTCTTCTTCTAAAACTTCTTCTCCTTCATACATAGAACCCATATAATCAATTTCATTGAGAAGAATATATTGGACTTCAGAGGACTTTGCTGTTGTACCAAATTCAATGCCTTCTAGCATGGTCATTGTTCCGTCTTGGTTATCCATGAAAGTGATATTATTCATAACAACCAAGTTTCTCACAGTAGCCTCTATCATATCATATTTTTTAAACTGTTCATAGGAAATTGCAACACCACGTTCAATAAGTTCATCAGGAACAAAGAAAACTTCTGTAAGTTTTGCCTTTTCAATCTCTTCTTCGGTAAGAATACCACCAAACAGTTGGACAATCATCTTTGTATATAGGCGGTTCGTATGCGAAGCGTGTTCAAGATGTTCTTGGGTCTTAGCATAACCATAGTAGTAACTTTCACGATGAATCATAAAATCCGTGTAATCCATAAGAACCCGAACATCACCAATACACCAAAGCATAGCCCCTGCTGATGCAATTTGACCTGTTCCAATGGTAACAAGATTGTTGAAGTTCTTTAGGATATTCATCAGTTCAACAAGCAATGATACATCACCACCAGGTGAGTTAATCCAAACTATAGCCGTATCAAAATTTTCTGATGCTTGTTGAAGTGCAATAAGTTCTCTGGTAGATTCCATAGGACTTCCACGAACATAAACCTCAACTCGCCCACCATTCTCTATAATGGAGATAAACTTTCCCTGATCTTCGCACCGTTCTTCGTTTGCGGTTTTAAACATGAATTACCTCCACTTTATTATTTTCATAAGACTTGTTGCCACTTTCAGTAACAACAGTAATTATACCAAAATCTTCTAGGGTGTTCAAGTCATCGTTGAATAAATAACCATCGGTTAAAATGATGCACGTATTGATTTCATCCTCGTGATTAACTTCTCTAGCATAGTCAACAATAACACTCATTTTAGTTCCACCACCGCCTAGCATCTTAGAAAAGTCAATATCATTAAACCCATCTATAGAAGACTCATATACTCCGATAACATAGACCTTAGCATCGGCTGTTGCCAAGTGAAGTTTCCACGAATCATAAGTTTCAAGAAGACCACTCAGTTCAGACACGGCTCTAGTAATATCATCTTTACTCATTGATCCTGATGTGTCAATACCAAAGACCACATTAATATGGTTTCCTTCATAAGTTGGGAAAATGACCTCATTGGATTTTCTGTTATATCGCTTATAAGTTGTTCTTTCTTTCTTGTTTTTAACAAAGGTATTCTGAAGGTGTTCAGTCCAGTGAATCTTTGGTTTAACAAGATTTTGAAACATTCTTACAATATTTCCCTCATTCTCTCCTACCTGTTGTGAAGATTCTGCATTAACAATAGCTTCTATTGCTGTCACTCGATTGCGTTGAATCTGATTATGTACCTCTTCACTAATATCACAAAACATTCCGTCGGCTGAGATAATATCACCATCCATAATACTTTGTGGAAGTTCTTCTGCCTGTTCCATTAGTAGGAAGTATATTTCATCAGCAGACATACCCATATACTGTTCATCAAGAAGACCCCCATCAATAAACTCAAGATACTTTGCATATCTTTCATTTGTAGAGACTTTGCCGTTCGCATAACTATATTTCCCAGTAGCCATCAGGTTTATGTAATAATCGGCGGCATTATTATACACGTCATTGTTATAGGCATTTTCTTTACTTCTGATTGGATGTTCCAAGAAGATATGGGCGACTTCATGAAGAAGCAAGAATGCTCTTTGCTTATCAGTGAGTGAAAGCCAAAACTTCGTATTAATATAGATGAAGTTTCCATCTTTTGTGATGGTTGCGGCTGCTGTGCTAATTTTTTCATCATCCGTAAACTGTATATTGGTTCTATAGAGCATATAAGAGAATAGCGCAGTAGCAAGCCCCATATATACCTTTGCCTTAACCAAAGTCTCTTGAAGTTCTTCTGTGGTTTCTACTACACTAAACATCATAATTTATTCTCCTAAAACATACTTTGAAATTGAACGGAACTCTTTAAGAAGTTCAGCATATTTTACCAGCTTTCTCATGTTGGTTTGGTCTTTTTTCATTGTTCTGAATACTAGAATCTTAATTTCATCAGAGAATGCTTCCAAGAACTTAGCCAAAGACTTAATAGCCACGGCATCATCTTGTTCCAATGAGTCCAACATTTCAATAGAAAGACCAACAGAGATACTATACTTAAGTGCTTCATCATCATTGGGTACATCATACACATAAGTAGAATCATGCTTCAATTTTTCCCAATCAGGAAGCTTATGATTAAGTTCACGAAATGCTGAAAACTCAGACGCAACATCAGTACCAATTGAACCTGCTATAACCATATCCAAGTCTGTTCCATCGAACATACCATTCGTGAGAATAGTGTTTACATACTCCCACGAACGTGGGGTAGCGAATGCGGGATTATTACTATAAGCAACACTAACATTAGACTTCTTATATGATAGAAAGCCAATGATTGAACGGTCAAACTTATTCTCGATAGTATACTTCAAGAATGATTCGGATGCCTTATTTTTATCGATGAACAGGTGCAAGGCGAAACGGTTTGCTAATGGAGGAAGCAATGGTCTTGCGCCTGATTGGTCTTCTTTTGTATTACCTGCCGCAACAATAAACACATTGTTTGGTAACTTTTTACCATTAGTAATTTCACGGTCTAGTAATAGACGGTATGCCGCAGACTGTGTTGAGGCTGGCGCATTGGTCAGTTCGTCTAAGAATAGTATATATGGCTTACCATTACTAGAAATGATTTCCTTAAACCATTCGGGTTCTGAAAAGACCATCGTTCCATTAGAAACATAAGGCAACCCCCCAACATCAGTGGCATCAAACCCAGCCAATCGTAAATCAATAAGCCCCATATTATTTTCCTTGGCAATAGCCTTAACAATGGTAGACTTACCTAGACCTGGTGAACCGATCAACATCACGTTCATTGGTGTTGAATCTTTCTTAATAGAAAGTTCAGCAAACTTGCTAAGAATTTCTTTAGCCTTTTCGATTGATACGCTGTTTAAGATATTGTCCATTTTTTTCTCCTTTTTTCTGAATGTGAGAGTATTTTAAAATAAAATTGTTATGCGATCAAGAGATTTTCAATTTATTTTTAATAACTTTCATTGCGGTCTTGTTCAATGTCTTCTTAAACTGTTCAACACGCTCAGGGCGATTATCCGATAATGCATCATCAATATAAGAAGTAATACCATGAAGTACACTCAATGCAGTATGGTTAGAACCCTCAGAAACATCATCAATCATCTTATTAGTATGTTTGTCTGGAATACCAGATGCTTCAAGAATATTCTTTACCAAATCAAGTGCCACATTCGCGTCAAGCTTGGTTGAATCCATCAATGACATCATGGGAGCAATAACCTCATTCCATTCTCTTAGCATACTCTCAATGATTAACGAAAATGCCACATGACGTTCTTTGATATTCTTGGTATGCTTTGATGAAAATGAGAACTCGGACTCAATACCAAAAACAGTTCTTCCCGATTCATCAATGGGGTTAACACTAATAGAGTGTTTAAGCGTTCCGTCAACGCTAGTTGTTAAGTTGATAGCCATAGAGAAGCTACCAATAGATAGAACAGGTGTGGTCAATTTTTCTAAGCGAACAGTTAAGGTTTGACGACCACCATTAGTGGACACATAGACACGCTCAGGCTTGCCAATGACCACTGATTGCAATAAGTCTTTATGGAGGTCACGATATACCGACTCGGTATTGATTGTGTGATATGAGTCCGTTACGGTTGCAATAACTTGTTTGTTGTTGTCACGATTACGGTCAACAAGAATACCAAAGTGCTGAACATTGCGATTTGAATTGGTCATACCTTTGGCTAGGTTATTATCTCCCCAGTATAAAGGAACAACTTCTACTGGATAGTTTACGACATTGAACGCAAGTTGCCATGCGGCATCATTTTCATAACTAGCTAAAATGATTGTACCATTTTTCTTGCTTTTGATTGGGTTTACAGAAGTGGTGTCAGTGAATAATTCTTTCATGTTTATGCTCTCCGTTGTTGTTTAACATGAGAGCATTTTAAAATAAAGTTTATAGAATGTCAACAGAATTTTTAAATTGATTTTAATGATTCTGCAATTTCTTTATCAACATAGAACCCAACTGATGGTGATTCTAAGAAAAAATAAAGACTAACAGGGTCAAATTTCTTAGCATCGCCCTTTCTTACCTTTTTGATATGATATATCATATTTTCAGAAAAGGGATGCTCATCATAGAGAATATCAACCTTACCATCAGCCCTATCAGAAAGTTTAAGTATTGCCAACGGCTTCTTATCCTCTGATACAACCACAGCATAGTAGAAATCGTACATGACTATTCCAAGATAAATTCTATTTGGTCTTCATCGCTCATACCCATCTTATACTTAACACCATCAAGATAGGCTTCAAACTGTTGGGTGCAGTTTAACCAAGAAATACCAACAACATCACCAACCTTAACCAGTGTTACGCTAGGGGATACTTTAAGAACTTCAAAGAACTGAATCTGAGAAGAATCAATTTCTTCTTTAAAGTAAATATTAGTCTTTTGTATTTCTTGCTTAGGCTTAAGCTTAATCAAAACTGACTTCTTAGTTAAAGTCCAATTCTTATAATCAACATCAGTCATATTCCATAACCTCCTTACTCATTTCACTAAAATCAATGTTATATTTTATGGGGTCAATGTCATGCACCTCTAAGAGATACAAAACATATGATGCACTTCCTGAACCTCGACCAACTCCCCACACAACGCCATCCTTCTTAAACTTTTGAATCATATCATGGAGTTTTAGTAAGAACCCAATATGATTATTTTCATAAAAGTAATCAAGTTCATGCCGTATCCTTTTCACTTCCTTGCCTGTACAAGTAAACCTCTCTGATTCTGCAAGTATGGTGTAAATTTCGTCAATGTCGGGTTCAATATGGCTAGGCAATGGCTCAACGTCTTCTACATCAGAAGATATATCAACCCCTCTGACGAATTTATACTTATCAGTATCATTAGATGCTAGAACCAAAATATTATCCTCTCTCCTTGATTCTATAATGGCTCTAGCATATTCAAATGGGTCTACTATGGATTTGCCATCACGAAGTAGAACCCTTTTATGTTTGGAATCAAAATACATTATAAAATGAAAAGTGCTAAGTGGTCACGACCTTTATGCGAACGATATTGGTCTACGACAGAAACCATGATGATAGCTTCACCGTCATTAGAAACCACTGGAATGGGATTTCTTGATGATGGGAAGTAATAACCCCCATTAGAGTTGATACCTAACAGTGATGGTTCTTCGAAACTCCATGAAGTCATATTTGGGGTTGTCATAAATATCTGTATATCCCTTCCGATGATTTCGTCAATGATTGCCCAATCTCCGTCAGCGTCTTCACACCCAACGAAAACATATAACCCTGCACCAATTTGAAAGGTATGTCCACCAATCTTTAAGGTATATACATCACCAACCACTCTATCCCAGTTTAGAAAATAGTTTAAGAAGTAGTCTTCCTTATCAGGTTTTAAGTTAAACTCAAAAATACGTTGGTCTAGGTTTTCTCGCTTAGCCCCATCAACAACTTTATTATATTCGCCCAAATAATTCATCAATCCCCCTTTACTATGATTTTGTATCCAATATCCTTATGTGGATAGTGCTTCTCTTTATATAACGCAGTTCGCGTTGAGTAATGTCTTTTACTATACTTCAAGTTTGCGTAAATGTCAACTATATCTACATGGTCTTGTTTATCAGACTTTCGCATACCCCGTCCGATAGACTGAAGTATAGCAGTTCTATTTTTACCAACATCAATCATGACCACGACGAAAATATCATTCTCACTGATACCTGTCGCGCTTGTGCCGAATGATGCTAACTGGATATGATCGTCGGTGATGCCAAACTTAGAAAAAGAATTACTTCTTTCTGTTACGGAAGTATCCTTATCAATAAATGGAAGACCCATATATTTTGATAACTCATTGCCAAACTGAGCATGGCAAAGAACTAGAGTATTCTTCTTAGGAAGACCGTGTAGCCAATCTCCTATAGCCTTTATTCTGTTCTTGTTTCCTAATAAGTAGTTCTGTTCAATCGACCATTCATATTTTCTTTGGGTATCAATCTCTTGGAAAAGTTCTTCAACCTCTAGGTCAACTGTCTTAACAGTGGATATATCAACCGTTGAAACAAATCCCTTATCAACCAATTCCTTTGGTTCAACAACAGCAATCACGCCCCCACCTAAGTGATTGTTTATCATTCTAGCCTTTAACTTATTGGTATAAGGGAATGAACCAGTTAGTCCTAGCTTCATTGGGTATTGCGGAACATCAAACCTAAAGACATTCATCAATACCTCACCACTGACTTGGTTCTCGTCTTGGATAAGTGCGAAAATATTAGACGAAAATATATCCTTACAGTTAACAAATAACTTCGATGTTACAATGATATGTCTATGGTCATTAATAAACTTCTCACGGTCTTTTGGTGCAATCTTAGAATGAAGTTTACCAACACTCAGCGATGACTTTTTATAGTCTTCAAATGTTTGGTTGAGTAACTGTTCACTAGGAACAATGATGACTGTTTTGATATATGGGTCAAGCTTCTTAGAGATTGCCAAACATATCAAGGTCTTTCCTGCCGATGTACTGGCATCAATTGTACCGAATTTTTCACGCAATGCAGAGTTAACAACATTGACTTGGTGTGGTCTAAGATTATAACCAGTTTCTTCAATCAAAAAATCTTCTTCAATCGATAGGTTGTCTGGAATGATGCTAAAGTCTCTTTCGTCAACAATATCAATATCGTTAATCTTAAAATCTCTTTCAAGTATGTTCAATACTTCATCAATAGAATAGACAAAGCTAAACCCTTCTTCATCGAAATAAGAAACCTTAGCATCAATGTGTCCTAGCTTATAACCAACAGAATGATACAGTGTTGGGTCAACGATACTAGTCTTGTCTATGATGTGCTTTATTTGACCTTCGGTTAGCCCATCAAAGTGGCAGTTAACATGGTCTAAGATTGTGAGTGTAATTTTTTTAGCCAAGTATTACCCCCTTTTGCTTGTCTTCTTCCATTTTATACATGGTAACTAGCATATCCTTTTCTATCAACAAGTCCACTATATCAATGACATCTGTTATGTATTTTGTAGATTTGTTTGTGGTTCTTTTCAATTTCATGGCAATATCAAGTTCTTTTATAAGCTTTTCTTTTTTACTAAACAATTCTTCTACAGTTAGTTGTTCATAGTAATCAACTAATTGAAAGTCACAAGTAGCTAAGAATCTATCAATTTCACCAATTCTATTCATTATCATAAAATTGTGTTCTCCACTGACGCAACGATGGAGTTAGTCATGCTGTTCATGACATACCGTCTTGTTGTTACTGTTTCCAGTGCGGCCTTAGCGTCATTCACTAAACCTGTTGCTTCAATATTAAGTCTTCTATATTTTCTATAAGCAATATCTGCCTTAGCCGTCTCTCTGGCTTCTGAAATCTTAATGTCCTTGTAGTTGTCTGATGTAATCTTAATCAAGGCTTCAGAGAAGGCATTATCCATTTCTTCTTCAATAAACGATTGAAGTTTTTTTGCCTTAGAGCAAAATGTCTCAAATACCAACTGGAGTTTTACTTGACTTGTTAAGGCATCCTTTAACTTCACCGATTCAATGAGCATCTCTTGTTCAAACTCCGTGAAGTAAGACTCAAACGTTTCATTCAAATCTTCTAATTCTTTCTTATATGAGTTAAATAAGTTTATGTCCATTTAATCCCCCACATTTCTGACAAGATGACCGCCATTCTTTTTCTGATAGCGTTCTAAGGCTTCAGCATTATGTTCGCCCCACGCGATAAGCATTGAACCAGCACCAGCACCATTTCCTCCAGTAACCCCTAGACCATCAACAAATTTAACTCTCCCTTTCATAAAAAGAATCGCATCAGCCTTAGCAACATATTCGTGATACCACTTAGTATCAGTTCTAGCAAACACTAAAGCAATACCATCACGATGTTCGTGCATCTTAGCTAACCAATCAATCGTGTGCTTACCATAAGGAGGGTTTAGCCAAACATTTCCAAACCAAGGCTGTACCAATCCATCGTCTTTTAATGAATAATGCTTATCAGCAGGAATCCAAGAAATCTTTTCTTCTGGTT